GAGAAAATTCCTCTTCACGCTGCAAGGTATCGACCCAGTGAACGAATTCACCGTGAAGACCCGGAGCCATTAGTTGTGAGAACTGCCCTCTCATCATTGTCATGGTAGTCAGTTCTCCTTATGCCACTGGCTGTACGTTGCCAACGACGAAGCGAAAATAAACGCCGCGCGGTGTTGCGGATTGATCATTCGGATCTAGCTTAACGATGTAAACGCAGGTGTTAGTGCCGATAGTCACCTTTGCCGTATCGACGAACCAGTGATTATCAGTGTCTTTGGTCATGCCAAGCTGTGTACCTACAAGAGCCTGTACAGCAGTTTGAGCAGGTCCAACTTGTCCTAAAAATATTGTATCAGGATCAGCCGTTTCAATGCCAGTTAGACCATCATTGAAAAACGGACGTGAGATGTTAACAGCGGCAGCTTGATTCGGTACGGATCCAAACGTCTGCTGCTGCGCAACACCGGCTGTTGTCAAGTTGGCACTACCCTCTTTAGATATTCCAATAATAGAGCCAACGACGGTTGTAAGAAGCGCTCCTGCCCAGGGAATAACAAATCCCGAAGCATTGAACGCTAACGGAGTGCCAGGAAGCCATGTCTGAGCAGCAGCCTCGGCCAATCTTCTGGTACGAGGCTGATTACCAGACACGGTCTGAACACTATGAATTTCACTTGATGCCACTAATCCTCCTTCCTTTCCGAAGGTAACTTGTCTTCTTCCGCCATAAAATTGGGATCCGCGGTTTTATCCGAAGATCCCGGACGGAAAGCCTGTAGTTTACTTGCAAGAGTTCGGCCTATTCCTGTAGGGACTCCTGCCTGTGAAACGGCGGTAGCGAGCTGTTTCTTTCCAGTTTGCAACTGCCGTTCTGGATGCATTCTAACGATAGAACGTTCCCAGTTGTATTTAAGAGCACCTTCATATGCGGAGCGGTCTATTTTCATTAGAATAAGATCACCGCGTATAATCTGTCCATTCTTAATCAAATTAGGAGGCACAGATACATAGCCTCCTTTTCCATTCGGGATAAGAGCCTCTTCGGGCTTAACAGGAACAAAGCCGGCGAAGATCATTTCATCAAGTCGCTGAGTAGAAGCAGCTACGCCTACAGACCTGTTAACCCATCTAAAAGAGATAGCCGGGTTTTTAGGCTTTACGTTTACGAAGTCAGGTAACTGAAGCGGGCGCGCTTCAATACCTGGGAAGGGATCTGAAAGTTCTACATTCTGTTGCGGATTGGTCATTGCCATTTTAACTCTCCTATCCTAGACGTTCACGGTCTTAATCGTTTGTTTCATTTTTTGATACGATTCAGGGGTTACTCCCTTACCATATCGAGACATTTTAGCCACTGTCTCAGCTTCCGCGTCGTTCAGCTTATCAGGTTTCTTATCGTCTTTATTCGGCAAAGAATCCTGATTCGTCTGAACCGATTCGACGAATGTCTGCGGCTCTGCCATTAATTCGTTGAAATGCTTACCTTTGATATAGTCAAAGATATTAATCCAAGTCTGCATATTCCCGCGCGTAGCGAGACTAACTTCAGAAGCGGCTTTATCAATCTCGGTGGACCACTTATCCCACAAGCGAGCTAGAGAAATACGGCCGCCCGGCGTAGTTACATACTGACCTTGAAGACTTTGCTTCGCAAGAAGCATCGCGCTATTAGAAGCGGCTTGTAACGCGACCTGAGCTACGGGTTGCATCCCATCGACGAGACGTTCTGTAAAGGCCCTATTCTCGTCGTCAATAAACGAAGTGTATTCCTTCGGCTCGTTCTTCGGAGCGGGTCTTTTAGAATTAGCTTCGAGTTCTTCCAACTTCGTTTTCGTCTGATTGAAGTTAGATTCCATTGAAGATAACGTAGTTTTGACTGTAGAAAGCTCTGTCGAGGTATTAGCTAATTTTTGATTCAAATCTTTATTAGCCAAAACGGCTTCTCTAATCTGAGCAGGTGTTAATCCGAGATCCTTTAGTTCTTCAGGTATTTCTTCCTTCTTATTTCCCCAAGGCATTTACTTCCTCCTTTTTTATCGGCCGCATCTGACCGCTAGATACGCCTTTAATATAATTGTCCATTTCTCCACGAAGTTGTATAATGGAGTCCAACACGCTGAGAGCACCTTGTAGACGATGAATGTCCACGGGATTGTCAGAACGAGTGAGCTTAGATAATGTTTCGTTCCTATAATCGTTAAGGTACTCATTGAATAAGGCTGCCTCCGGCTGGCTTAACCAACCCCGGAATCTGTGGGCCTGTGGGAGAAGCCTGTCCAGCTTGTTCATTTCCGCCTCCGAGATTCGGCTCCGGTACAAGGAGATCAACGTCTTCTTGATCGAAGTTACGAAGTACATTCTTCATAACTATGTTAGAGGCTCTAATAACTTGCAAAAGATATGCTTTGGTCTCTGGCGGAGTCATCATGCTAGATGCTTGTCCGATTAGTTGGGCTATGCCGACATAATGCTGGCGCATTAGATTAACTAACAGAAATAAATTCTGTTTCTCAACCTCTTTGTTAACGGATGCTGTAGATGAATAAATTGGTAAGCCGATGCGACCGCTTCTGACACCTTCCAAAGCTCGTGTTATCTTCGATGCTTTATCCCCGAACATTTCGAGCAAATTATTACGGACGTTAAACTTAGCATAATCAGCCAAAAGAATTCTTCCCAGCTTGGTATGAGCATATCGAAGATCACTTATGTTCAAATCAGTCCTTCTATTACCTTCCTGCATCACAGACAAAGTACCCATCGCTGTATAAATACCACGCTTACCTTGGGACCCGGCCCCCGCCCCCTGCATCGGTGGAGATATTCCGGCCCTTCGCTCAGCGAGTTCTAGCGAGAATCTCTCGTCGTCGATCGTTTGCTGACTAATATCACCCGCTTGCAAAGATTCAATTTCTCCTTCTTCAGCCGGTACAGTAGCAGACGGATAGATCCTGTAGCCAGCGTGGAGCTTAGAGTCTGGGGAGACCCGCCAGACTCGGGTATTAGCAATGGTTCGATTATCAAGCCGCTGATTGTGTTGTTCACTTATTTCTTCCTGAAAAGCCCACATCGTCTCACAGAAACCATATCCATAAATCATATCGTCTCTGTAGAAAAGACGTGCTAAAGCATATGGTAATATCGTGTGAGTATCGTAGATAGCTCGCATCAAAGTATTGGAGCTTTTGTGATATGTAGCTACAATAGCCGGCTTGTACTTCCCGTCAGGCGTAGCCCAGTCTAGCCAGCATTCGTACAGATCATATTCTTTATAACCGTAGGTTCCTGTAGTCTTGGCTCCAAGAGACTCTTCATTCATCGACTGAGCATAAGCGGGAGATGTTCTATCCGGCCTAGAAAGAATCGAATCTACTTTGACAGGATCATAAATCTTAAAGAACTTCCGCTCCTCTAACTCGCTCCGAATCATAACACGCTTATGAATTCGGACATCGGCGCTTTCAAGAGATTTAGCTCCGGGAGGTATTAAGAAATGCTCAAAAGCTATTTTCTCGGGACGAGGTCCTTCGTATTCTATTTGACGTAGGAAAGCCTGTTCTTTCCTTCCAGAACCGTCTCCTTCGGATTCTATCAGTTCGTCTCTATAACGAATTTCATGTGGACATTTTACTACAGACGTTCCATACTTAATACCTTCACCAAACCATTCGTGATAAACTCTGTATAGATCCAGCTCTTGAGGCTCTACGCCAACATATTCCATGAACTCTTCGAGAGCAGTTCTAACGGAGTCATCTATGTCTTTATGAGTACCGAAGATTTTAGCTACCCATACTGGTCGTGTCTTTAGAACGGCACTCATTACTCTGGCGAGTAGTGTATCACTGAAAGTGGCAATAATAGGGACAACTAGATTTGAGGCGTTATAGAACGGAAATTCTCGTGTCTTTTCTCTAGGCGTAGCCTCATACGCTTTACGCCATTTAACAATCTTCGTTTCGTGTAGTTCCCGCAAACCATCTTCGAGCGCAAGGATACGCATCTTCAAATGCGCCTTTAACTTGTCCTCAGCGGCGCCCGATAGTTTAACGGGAATGAAGTTATTATCAGGCATTATTTATAAATCTGATTGAACTTGTATCCTACATACCACGCGATAGGCCCAGAGACTATAAGAAATTTATCGAGAATTGGGATATGTTGCCATGATTTGAACATTCCCAGTGAAAACATGATAATTCCGCCAACCTTGAGAACATAGTTGAGATTAACTACGTTTGATAATTTATCGAAGAAACCTGATTTCACAACCGGAGGTGTTGACAATGTATTCTCCTATTTCAGTTTACTTGTCCCAGGAACTCCTTGCACCTTTTCAACAGTACGCATCGCGCCGAGTCCTAGCATTCCCAGTAATAACGTCATTAAACTACCCATATCTAAGCTCGGAAATCCAACTGGATGTTTTGCTAAATTCGCTCCCCATGTAAATAAAGGATTAATAATAAACTGAACGGCTAATCCAGATCCACAAATCCATCCAATTGCCGGGCGCCATCCAGCGACAAAGACGCTTGGACTAGCGGCCTCTTGTTTATTAACCTCGATCTGAGCGGTGATAGCATCTTGAATTTTATTTTGAAGCTGCGCTTGTAAGTTAAGCTGAAGCTCTGTTAGCTCCGCTTGTTTTTGCATAGCTAAGGTCGGATCGACCTTAAAAATCTGAACAATTCTGGCGATGCCTCCAGACAAAAGATCACCAACTAAAGTAGCTATATCAAAGGGCATTACTTAGGCATCCTTTTATAGACTTCGTACCAGTCGGTAGAAATTTCTTTCTGAGCCTCTTCTAATGTCATCTGCTTAGTGCAGACTTGTTTATGTAAATAATTCTCGACCTTATCTTTCTCGAAAGCACCTGGTTTAGGAAGATAAGGCTCAGGCCATAAGTTCTTTACTGTATCGGCGCCACCCAGCTCAAGAGGGATTAGATGATCTACCTCACAGCATTTACCAGGCTTCTTTACAGCGTGATATTCTTTGTAAACCGTTCTTTTCTCTGCCAGAGTTGTATGTCTATAGTTCTTCGTAGAAATGCCGCTACAAACGTCTTCTGTACTTGTAGTTCTAACCTCGCCAGGTGTCACATGTTTATCAGGTAGTAGAGCTGATCCGCTATGACCGTAGGTAGCTTTTAGTTGCGCGAAAATTAGGACGAGATGAATAAGAAAAATCATTTATTGAACTCCTATAGAATAGGGAAGATTTATTTTTCTGGCCCACGCTGCGTTGTGCATCTTCCACTTCTGTTGTTCTACCCAACTTGCTGGTAGTCGGAGCATCTGAGGGACATAAGCGAGGGCATCGAGTAGGTCCACGAAACGGCCACGAGGGAATGAAGTGTACTCACCCTTAAAATCTTGAAATCGTTTCTGAGTGAAAAACTTATTAGATTCAAAGATGGGAGAAAGTACGTTTCGGATTCTCCATTCTTTCTTTCGAGTGATAGTACCGTCAGGGGCATCCACTTCGCCTTTTAATTCTACTAATCGAAGGTTACGACCTTCGAGTCGATTCCGATAATTAATATGATACGCCAGGTACTTCTGGGCTGCGACTGTCTCGATGCCTAGTTTACGCATATTCCATGTCTCAGCTATCTTATAAAGCTGCGCTATGTATTTATCGGCTTCACATGCCTCGGCCCAGCAATCGAGCAAATAATATCGTCCATCCGAAGAGAGGCCAACCACATTAATTGCATGTCGGCATCTGCCTTCAGCTCCACTATGGTTTGGATCGGTGACCATGCAGACGGATAAGTGAGAAACTTTGATATCTTTGATAATAACACCGTCGGTGACTTCGTGTCGAATGATTTCTTCATCGTTCTCGCCTTTGAAAATCGAGAAATACCTTAGATCATTCTCAGCGAAAGCTGCATTTTCGGGGGCCGCGGGGTTATTTAAAAATTGACAAGAGAACTGATAGTTACCGAGACGTTCACGCCAGCGGTTCAGTTTCTCTAAAGAGAATTCTTCTGGAAAGATAGGCGTATCCATCGGATGAGCTGGGCAGCAGCCGCCCAAGGCGCTGTGCGTCTGAAAGGTAAACCAAGGAGCATTTTCTCGAATCCATGAATTTAGATCGTAATAGCCCCATCTATTGCCAACTACAAGTTCATCATTGTCTTCGACGGCATTCTCGTTCTCAAAAGCCCCGACCATCAATTGATGACATTCGATGGCTTTGTCCATAATAGACGGCGATTCGATAGCCTTACGTCCTACCAAGTCATCTTGCACTACAAGCCCATCGTAGTGACGAGACTGGAGGGCACCCCCGACGCCAAGGAAATCGAAGGTGCCTTCTCCGTGTCCTCCCAGCGCCAAGCGGCAACTCGGAAGTCTTTGACATTTAGATATATTAGACCAGGTCTCGGAGGACGTGGGGATTAATTCAGGAAACACAAAACGAAAAACTTGATTTGATTGATAGTGAAAGTCGATTTTCCTTCCAAGTTTTCCGGCGTTAGTGATATTCTCACTAACCAAAAGATTGCGGGCTTCTGGCCGGTGAATCTCTTGTATCCATCTGATGAACTCAGGAGGGTAATTAAGCTTCCGAAATTCGTTAAGATCCTCATCCGAGGCCCACAACACTCGCCACATCGGAAGTCCCTCTCCGCATATAGTGGACTTAAAGTGGTCTCGGGGGACTTCATAAACATCCTTGATGTGTTTACGTTCGAGAGACTTGCAAAAAGGCTTGTGCAACTTGTCAGTTAATCGTCTACGACGTAAAGTAATTTTGATAAAGAAGTATAACGAGCCTAGCGAGTTAAGACGAATCGCCTTTCTCCAGGCGTCGCCAGTCAAACCATTTAATGAGAGCGGTTTAAATGTACTCTCAAATAACTGAGGTTGTTCTAGAGTCTCCAATCATCTAACCTTCTCCTTGGCAAAGAGAAGAACCGGGCGGCGACCCCACCCACTATCAAAAGAAAGAGTCCTCGGCCTTCGGCCTGCGGGCCAGGGTCTCGTGATGCCTCCCTGTGATGAGCGCGCGGGAAGGCGTGACTAGCTTGGAGGATACTGACATAACATCACAGTGCAGGCACCTGACAAAGAGACCCTGGCGGAGCCTCGTCAGGGTTTCATCGCGCGCTATGTCAGTATCCATCAAGATGGTCACATATTCACATTACAATGCGTCATAGACTTCTTCGTCTCTTCAGTCCCGCATCGACACGGATGTTGTCCGCACGAACAAGCTATGGTCTTAAAGCCGTGTCCTTTTCTATACTCTCCGCCAGGGCGCCGGGCATGTCTACAGTGTTGAACCTTAGAGACGTTTTCCTCTTTAGAAGAGGCGAAGTCTTGTGTAGAGGGATACTTATTCGGACGTGGGTCGATGACGGAGCCTGTCGAAGCCTTACGGCTATTTGAAGGCTTTATCTCGATAGATTCGTCATAACGAACTGAATCGCTAGTTGACATATGTGTTTATCTCCCAAACGCTTTTAGCGTCTTAAATGATATTCGATAAAACCTTTAAGCGCATTCAGATCATTAAAGCGTCCTTCGACTCCGCAGGAACACACTACGTGGAAACGGATATACTGAGAAGGATCTTTTCTTTCAAAAAGCTCCGCTTTATGAATACCTTGTTCCATAACAGTAATTAGAACATCACCGTTAGGAAGTGTCTGAGGATACTTCGTAGTCTTTGGCGCTGCTGTTGATTTAGGCTGTTCCGGCGGAGGCTGCTCCGCAGGAGTCGCCGAAGGCTGAACTACTCGTGTAGGTTGGATTGTCATTATTGTATTCTCTTTGAGCCGTTGATTTCGTTTACGACAGTATCAGCTTCCTTCGATACTACGTCTATGACGCCTTCTGGGAGCCGGACTCCGTCAATCGGAGTTTCGCTTAGCTTAGATTTCTGAGCGATTCTATCGGGGTCTCT